AGTCAGTTCTTCGGTTTCAAGGAGGGCAGCCAAGTACTGCGCCTCCTGTGTCAATTGATACAAATTCATAGTAGTCCTTCTATTATTTCTTTTTGATCATTGGTTAACGTGTATTTTTTTAGTGCCTCCTTGGCTGTCTTCTGCTGCTCTGGAGTTCCATTCAAGTACTGTACTATCCCTGCGAACTGCTGCTCTGTAGGTGCTTGTCTCAAAGGCTTCATTGCTGCCTCTGCATCATCATCTGATATCGCAAGGTTGAGTACTGAAGTCAAGCCGTATCTTCTAGCATAACTCAAGGCAGAACCTTGTGCCTGTGGATCATTCTGCCGTACTACTTGCAAGGTATAGGTAGCTGCTAAATACTCACCACTCTCTGCGTGAATTAACATAGTGGTAAGCCCATCCCCATCAGGGAACTGTGCAATCACTAGACCTGCCTTTTCTAATGGCTCAGAAATCTCCGTGATGATATGCGGAAGGCTTGCGTAGTTGGACTTAAAGAAGGGATTCTTTGCATCCTTTGAAATTCGCCCTACCATAGCGTGAAACTTGGCTAGTCCTTGGGTAAGGTTTTGGATTGAATTGGATTTTTCCATAGGTGTATTTGATTGGTTATAGATTGTTCTCGATTTCTAGTGCTAATTCAATAAGAATAGAAGGTGTAGGCTTGACCTCTACTACCTGATCAAGATCTTCATCATAATATGAAAGGGAATTGGTGTGATCTATTGAGACCTCAGCCTCCCCGTATGCAGGTGCGTATTCGCTTTCATCTTCTCCGGTGTACTCGATTGAGTAGTCACCTTGCCATACATACTCCCTACCTTCGTAGGTGAATTCGATCTCTTGATCGTAGAAATTTTCTGTTTCGTAGTTCATTGGTTTATGGTTTATAGTTCGTTGCAAAATTTGATAAATTCCTGCTCAGGCATTCTTTCCATCAGAAGATCCATTACTGCATTCATCATTAGATCGGCAGCATCTGAAAAATCATTATTCAAAGTTTGCGATGATTTCTTCAATTCATTTAGGCTAAGTCCTGAGAATTTTTGTTTTGCTACTTGGTTAAATTCTTGAGTTGTCATGGTGTGTTTTGGTTAGATGTGCTTGTTTGTTGAGTCAAATATCTAACTTTTAAATTAAATAAAAAAATATTTGTGAAAAAATTTTATACAAAAAGTGAGATTTTTTTCGAGTGTGCTTTTTTATGGTTATAACTTGCCAAAAAAAACTATGGAAGAATCAGAGATCTTGAATCCTTTTGGATACGGAAGGGCTTCAAAAGTCATGGATGAGAACCGCAAGCCTGCCGAATGGTGGATAGACTACATTCAATTCAATGAAGTGGTAGCAGAGAATGAATTCTATGTCCTTTTTGAGGATGGCTTCCTAATCAAGAAGGGTAGGTCAAAGTTCAAATCAAGCCAATACCTGAAAGGGGATAGGTTTAAATCTTTCAAGGAGTGCCATGAGTCAGAGATCTAGATCGTTCTTTCTAGTAGTTGGATTTTCTCTTATCTTTGCCTTACTCTTTATAGCCATCTTTGAATATTTTATCTAATGGAAAATTTTGCCAACAAGGTTTCATCTTACCTGCTTGAAATCAGGGAACTGCTAATCACCAAAAATCTTAAGTACGGGAACTCAGCCCTTGAGCCTCTAGGTGTGTTCTCTAAGTTGTCCGCAAAAGAAGGACTACTGGTCAGGATAGATGACAAACTTAAGCGCATTAAAAACGGGAGCCTAGAAAAGGATGATGAAGATGTGATAAATGATCTAGTCGGCTACCTAGTCCTGCTCAAGATTCAAGCACAAGAGGAAAGGTACAAAAGGAATAGGGAGAATAGGCTTAAAAATAGAATAGCAAATGAAGACTAGTCCAAGTCACTTTCCTGATCTAGGTGAAGGATCTCACTTCGGATGTCTTGATACCTTCCTTTGATAAGGCAGGAAGTATTGTCATAAAAATAGATGATCTGTATGTCATGCAGTAACTCCTGCACATATTGGATGTCTCCGATCCTTACCATCCTTCTAGACCATTCATGCTGAACCTCTAAGCCCAATGACTTCCAATCAATGGTATTACCTGAAAGCATGACTTCTATTTCAATCCACATTTAGAATAACTTTTTAGATACAGATACCTGATGCACTCCTTCCATTGGTTGGAATTGGTATTCAAACAGGTACTTGTTATCAAGATAGGAAACTTTTGCGCTAGGTTGCAAAAGGTTATTCACCCCTGCACCTAAATAAATTCCCTTTGGCTTCTTGACTATTGTCTCCGTTTTTGTTTCGGTTATCGTGTTAGTTACCACAGGTATTTTGAAATCGTTTGTGGCAGTCATTTTTAGGACTTCTCCAAGGACTTCACCGCTTACATGGGTACTTCCATAGTCTGAAGGAAAAGATGTCTTAAAACGGCTTATTTTAGGCTCAAATGATTTTACTATCGTATCCCTTAAAACTTGGGTTTTTATCCTAGTTTTTGGCACATAGATAGTATCCACCACATGTGAGTAGATAGTGTCGGTTTCTACCTTCTTTTCTGTCTTGTAGATCGTCTCCTGTTCAGGTCTAGGGTACACCACAAAAGTAAGGACTACCCCTATCAAAAATGAAATGATAGCAATCCTGATTCTTTCATCATCTAGTAGTTCTTTCATTGGACTATGAATAAATCTTCATCATAAAACATTTCCCTAAATCTATCCCTACACTTTTGGTAGGTCTCATATTGTTCATCACTTAGATCTTCATACTTGATCTTATTTCTAAGCCATTCATCAAAGTGATAGGTGATCCATCTTAGCTTTTGTCCGTTTATGGCAGCCCTGAATTCTTCTTCTTCTTCAGGTAGGTTGAATGATAGTTCTACTTTCATTTTACTATTCCTCTATATTCTGCCTTAGCATCAAAACAAGGACAAGCCTTCCTAGCATCAGGAAAATCTCTATGACCTTGGATGATTAGCTTCTTGTTATCTGCCCACTCAATCACCTCATTTATGCACAACAAAATTGCTTTTTTTTGCGCATCTGTTCTGTTGTCAATAGGCTTTCCCTGCTTGGTGATTCCTCCTATGTAGCTGATGTGTACAGTCTCTCGATTGAAACCTCTCACCCCGTTAGCTATACCATTGAAATCAAGCAGCCTGTGTATCGTTCCGTTTGGCTCAATCAACAAATGATATCCTGGCGCTTTCCACCCTAGGTGATCCCTCCAATATCTTTGAATAGCCGCCACAGTTGCTGTCTGTTGGGAAGCCGTGCAATGGATCGCAATATATTTTATCTGTCTTTTCATAATTCCATCATTACATTAAAAGGTAGTTTTCCGTAGTCTAAAGTGATGCCTACACCTATGGCAGGCTTCTTTCCTGCCTTTGCGTATGCCATTGCGTATGTCTGTTTATTAATTCCACAACCTACCTGCTTCCCAAATAGTTTGAAGTTCTTTCCTACTGCGAAATTTGTGTAGGCTTCTGTATGTCTATGCCCCTGAATGGTAGAAATCAAATCTGACTTAGCCCGTGCTATAGCAGTACCCTGTTCTCCATGCACATACAAATTATCATAAAGAATGTGTTCTTCTACAAAGTCCCATCCTGGGGTTTCAAGTACTTCCTTGTATGTTTTGATCCACTTCTTTGAAATACCTGCCGTGTAGGCTTTCCTCATCACTAGCCTGTCATGATTTCCAATGATCACCACAGCGGAAGGAAAAGCATCCCTCCACTTTTTGATTCGATCAATAGCATGGTTTAATTCATCCAAGGCACTCATGCCATCCGGATCAGTCTCATGATAGGATGCATAGTGATTATCAATGATGTCCCCTAGGAATACTACCTTTTCGGTTTTATACCTATTCTTTTGTTCAATGCAAAAATCAAGATAATCATCTAGGCAGAAAGGTTCATGAAGATCACCGATCTCCAAAACACCTCCGCCTCTCTTGGCATTTCTGATGCCTTGAATGATTTCCCACTCATGCTGATTTAATCTTGGTCTGTATTGTTCCATTAAAGAACTAGGTTTGTGATGATGAACTGCATGAATTCAAAAAATATCTTTAGTACTTCAGGCTCAAAAAGGTAAGAAGCCACAAAGGCAATCACTATGAAAATGATTGCCCATATCGTCAGCCTCTTTCTATCTGCCTTGACCTCTGTACTTTTTAGGTCTTGATTCGTTTTTTGCATAGGATTTTTTAGCCTTCCCTTTTCTTCTCTTCCCAAAGGAAGAAGCCTTTTGTACACTACTTGCCTTCTTCATTTCTTTCTTGATCGTATTTGCTTTTTTCGTTCTTGATTTTATATATCAGGTAAACTATTGAAAGGATTGAAATGATCCAAGTGAAAAACATATTCACAAAGCCTAGCCCGATCACTTGGGATACATTTGCAAAGATAGCTACTAGGGTAGAAGGCACTCCAAGTGCATCCTTTTCAAAGATTGTCATGAGGCAGGTTCAGTAGGGATGGCACAAAGGTTTAAAGGAAGAGGAGCAGTAATCTGTACAGTGATTGATACACCGGCTGTAAAGTCATCAAAGCGTTCTTGAAAGAATTCCAAAGTTGCATTAGGTGCTGCATTGAAGGTGTAGTCATTATCAAGTTTTAATTTTGCAAGTACATCCAAAGCCACAAGCATCTGATCCGATTGAATCTGTAGCCTGTTGCTTTTATCTTCAGTCAATAGATCAGCAAAAAGAAGTACTAGATCGTAGCGTAGGGTAGTAGAATTATAGATGGCAGGTCTCACCACAGTCCAAAGGACAGGGTATTGAATCTCTCCGCCATTATCTACATAGTCATAGATATCACCCTCTCCGAATGTTCGGATCATTGGATGCGCTTCTTGGATTGCTTTTAACTTTTTGACTAGGTCTACTAATGTCATCTTGCTTGGATAGAAATTCTTTTAGCTTCTTTTCGTTTTTGGAATAAGCCATTTTTAGAATGGTTTTTTGTATCTGTTTCCTTGGTATCTTTCGCTGTATGGTCGGTGATCTTCATAGTCACCTCTACCTAGATTGATAGCCACCTTGTACTGATTAGATACAGGCTGAATAGTAGTCACATCAGATCCTGGGTTTAAGTACTCAGGGTATAAGGTAGAGTTAGCACATAGGTAATTGATAGCCCGTTCTGCGTACCATTCGGCATATCCCTTGTAGTATTGGCTGATGCTCTGCAATTCTGCGAAGGTAGGCTCTGTAATGTTCTCAGACTTCCGCTTCACCACCCCTTTATTCACGAACTTGTACTGCATAGCCATTGGTAATTCACCTAGTACATAGTTGAATAGTGTATCTGTCAGGTAGCTATCTAGGAAGGTCTTATATACCGCATTCCCTGCTTGCCCAATAGTACCCAAAGAAATCAAAGACAGGATCTTGTCATAGAGTGCAGTCCCACAGATAGGATGGATGTATCTATCTTGAGTCATCTTGATCACCTGAGTCACATTCTTCAGGTCTATGTTTGCGGAGGCTACAGTGAAGTCTTTGAAGGACTGCTCACTGATCATTAATACATTTGCACTCATCGTGATGTCTTTTCTACTACTACATTTCTTTTCCACTCATGTCGGCAGTATGGTGTTCTTCTGCCCGTGTTAGGATTGGTATACCATCCACCGCACAATTGAAATACACTATAGCCTAATTGATTTGAGATGTTTTGAATCTCTTCTCTAGTGAAGAATAGACCGCTTCCGTATAGCCTTTCACACAAAGGTCTAGATCCACTCTTTGCTTCGGGGACATTTGGTCTTTCCTCATAGCTATATAATACCTTGAATGAAGTCACAGGCTGAAGTCTTTTGATTGCTGCCTCCCCTGTACGGGTTACAGATCTAGTGATCAAACCTTCTCTTGAGATCTTCTCCACTAGCACCTGATCATCAATCAAGGTGTTGATTCTTGAGATCACGGAAGCCTCATCTATACCTACAGCCTTTGCAATTTGTGGGATAGTTACATTCTCATTCCGTTGGATCTGAGTGATGATCTTCTTCTGTACTTCATTGAGCATATACTCAGCAAATAAATCCTGCTTGATGAATTCATCCATGCTTGAGAAGTGCATCTTTGAAGTTTCAATCACTTTGAATTTATCCTTAGAAATACCTTTGCCTTCAAATTTTTTAAGGATGTCAGCATCATGATCTGAGATAGAACATTCAAGGTGTAGGTGGTCGGAGAAAGTAGAAGCAGGTGCTTCCCCTATATTCTCAGGGGTTACTATTTCAGTCTTTGAAGGTAGACCAATCAAGCCCCTCAATTCATTTACATCCATAGATTCTACTACCTTGGTAGCAATTAATGGAGAAAGGCTGTTCAATGAGTTGATGATGTCCTGTGCGCCTTGGCTTTCTTTCTTCTCAATAGGTGCAAGTCCCAACTTCTCACGGATTTCATCCTGAGTCATGTTAGTGCTGATGATCTGCTCACTAAATTGGAAAGCAATAGGCTCAGTTTTCTTGATCTCAAGTTCAGCTATAATGTCATTGAACTTCAAAAGGTAATTCACTACCTCTTCAAGGCTTTGCTGTTTGGCATTCACATAGGTATTCTGAAATAGTTCGGATGCTTCCCGTAGTTCGTTTCTTCCTCCTAGCTGTCCCTCTGTCTTGATTCCAAAAAGCATAGGGCTAGTGACCTTATGACCTGAGAAGATCTCCTGCTGAACTGTCTTATTCAATAGGTCGAAATGCTTGTCTAACTCTGTTCCGGATAGATCAATGATTGAAGGCTCATTCTCCTTTGAATCATTGAATGCAAGCATGAATTTTCCTGCATTCTTAGACCCTGCGAATTTGTCCTTGAATTGTCTTTCAATACGATCTTCTTCTTCCTGAGATACCTTACCACCATTCAAGTTGATCAACTTGCTTGAGAACATCCCGTTATTGATTGTGTTCAGGTGGTATTCCCCTATCGAAATATCTAGTTCAATGTAGGAGATTGCACCTCTGTAGTCAGGCAAAGAATAGGTATTCGCCCCTGCTCTGTATTCCTTGAAGTATAGGATCTGTGTGCCTGTGGTATTATTAGGATCGAATGCAGGGTAGGTCTCGAAATCAGGTCTAGGATTAACGTTGTCATTCTTAATCCAATTGTCCGAAACGTAAAACTCACTATTGTCTAGGTTCGTTCTTACCTTGTAGTAGTCGACATGGTAAAGTTCTGCAATCTCACCCGTGCCTTTTGTCCAAATCACCTGAAGGTAGTAGCCTCCAAATAGCGTGAGATCGGCAGCTAGTTTCTTTGTCAACTCATTCAGGCTTTCCTGCTTAGTGTTGATCCGATCAATCAAACCGAAAGCCTTAGCCTTCTGCATCTCATCTTCAGCCTTGACAGTCCACCCATTACCACAGATATAGTCTACCTTTCCTGTCACAATAGCGTTGTGCTTTGCTGAGTTATTGTAGATTCTTAGCAGGTAGTTTGGGTAGTCATTCTTCTCCCCGTAGTAGATATATTCTTTCCCTTTTACTTCCTTGTAAATAGGCAAAGGCACTTGATCAAATTTGAATAGCTTTATCATGCTGTTGTATAGGTCTTATATGTACCATTGTAGCCTTGGTATCTCACCACTCCCGTAGTAGATAGGTTTGGTGCAGTCAGTTCCATCTTGCCTGTAGCTATAATGTAAGCACCGCTTCCCGTTTGTGTAACATAGTACCGCCAAAAGCCAACAGTACTACTAGTGAATGAGGCTTCGCTAATATTGAATTCTGAGTATCTATCTTTGAAATCACTCACATCCGTAAGGGTTAAAGTCACCTCTTCCTTTGTCACTTCATGCTGAAATAAAAAGGTATAGGAATTGCTGCTAGTTTCTCGTTTATCAAATAGGGCTATATAGATCACGCTATCAGCCCCCTTCTCAATTATCACCATACCTATAAATATCAAAACCCTTAATAATGTACACAAAAAAAACAGCCCCAAAATTAGGGCTGCTTTTCACATCTAAACAACAAACCAAATATTAATCAACAGGAGGAACTCCCGTAAATAGTGCTGCTAGTTCTTTTTCATTACCGGTAAAGGTCAAAGTGTATCCATTACGATCACCGAAAGCAGTACCTGATCCTGAACCGCCACCTGTCAAATCAAGTCCGTTCACCTCACCTAGTACCCAAGTCTTTCCGTTATTGTCCTGAACCAAGGCTACTAGTCTATTCTTAGCAAGTAGAAGGATCTCATTTCGAGTGTTCACCTGCAATTTATTTAGGATGATTTCCAAGGTCTGAGCATAGAACACAGTGCCATTCTGAACGTTGGTATTCACGGCTTCAGCAAAGTTGGAAGATTCTTTTACAAGATCATACTTCCAAAAATACTTGCCTGAATCCATGGTCACACCGGTGTAAGTTCCACCTGTGCCTGTCCAAGATGCAATGTCTTCTACGGCTGCAAACCATACCGCTTTCAAACCGCCAATTGAATCTTTGCAGTCTAGGGTGTATGATTGAGTTAATGCACAAGCCATAGTATTTTTTATTTTTAAGGTTTTAAAATAGGGTAGGAGTGAATCCCCTACCCATTATTTATTTAGGCAGAAGCCAACTTGAAGTATACTACCTCATCAGGGAAAGCTACCTGTACACCTAGCTTGAATTCTACTACGAATCTCATTTCGTCAGCCTCTTTTGCGAAGAACAGCTCAAAACGCTCATTTTCGTTCAAAAGGTCAGTACCTAGGTACATATTAGACATAGAGATACCGAACATCTTATCTGTGCCATTCAATCCGTTAACACCAATCAACTTCACATTTGTGCCAGGGATTACTAGTTCCATGTTAGCTGCATCTACAGGATAGTGGAACAA